AATATACAGGTAATGAGATTGCTGGTATTGTTGTAACACATAAAAGTAATCTTATGCCAATTCGTAAAGACAACAAACAGGCAGCAATTGATGCGGCGAGTATGCGTAGATGATTTTAGATAAACATGTTATTAGAATAATTACTAATAATGTGAATATGACGGTGCCATATTACCTTATGGCATCGTATGCTTATTATGAAAAAGATGATCCAATATTATCTGATGATTTTTATGATAAATTAGCAAAAAATATTATTAAGCAATGGGACAACATTGAACACTATCATAAACATCTATTGAGTAAAGACATGTTAGAAGCAGGTAGTTATATTGGAAAATATCCAACTATCATCTCGGCGTCCCTCAAGAGCTTAAGAAAGGCCGCTAAGAAATGAATCAGAACGATAGAGACTTTATCATTAATGCAGTGAATCGACTTCTAAAAGCCCCTTATGCAACTCTTACTAATTCTGAAATTGTTAAATTAAAAGGTTTACTTAGAAAATTATGATTACAGTTGAACATAAATATGATCATAGTATTATTACCATTTTAGATAATAATGGAAAAACCGATGATGTTGAAATTATAGTTGACGAAGAACTTTGTTATATTCGTCAATACACTGATGACGATGATTTTAATATTGTGGTAATATCACCATACATGTTAAAAGAATTAGTAGCAGCATATGATATGGCTGAAGGCTCATATGTTACTGCAGGTAAATCATAAAAAAAATAAAAAAAAATGCGTTTAAGGGTTTACAATGACTCTTATTTGTGTTATTATAGTCATATGTTAAGGAGATAACTATGCTTGAACTTGGTTTACTAGTCAGTGGAATTATTATTACTTCTTTTGTTCTTGGTCGTAGAAATGCAGAAGAAAAAAACGTCGAAGGCATAATTGATCTTGTAATTACTAAACTATGTCATGATGGCTATATTCATTACGAAGAAATGGATGATGGAGATTATGACTTAATCAAAATAGAGGACTTTGATAATGGTAACTCGTAAGCTTACAAAAAAAGCTAAAGTCAAGCAAACATTTTCCCGGCGTAAGTCAACTGGATTTGCGGCAGGGCCAATGGGAAACTTTCGTGATTTCAATGATTATTGCCGTACTGATCTTGATAAAAAAGATGTTTCATCAAAAATTAAATCTTATATTAAAACAACTATGCCAAAAGATCAGGCTAAAATCGCCATTGAAGCGCCTGAATGGGCTTTTACTTCTATACCTTTTGTAGCAGCTACTATTGCATGGAAAGAAATGGGTAAGGAATTTCCGGTATGGTGGAAAGCTGAAGATTGCTTAAATCGTCATATGAAAGAAATTCTAACTCGTGGCAAAAACAATATTGCTCGAAAAGCTGAACTAGGTGACGACACATCACCTCAAAGAAAAACTATACAGGAAATTTTAAAAGAAAAAACATCAGAATTTATTGCCCAAGTTGAATATGTTCTTGATCAATATGATCCTAAAAATCATAAGGAATGCATGAACTATTCACTCTATGATGAATTAAAAAAAGTTGATGCTGCAAATAATACAGCCAAAGCTGTTTTGGATTACTATACACCTATTCGTAATGAAGCAAAAGAATTAGTTGAAGATAAAACCGAAGATTTAGTCGAAGCATTTTCATATCTTTCCGTTTCAGAACGTAAAAAATATTTTGAATTTCTCAATCAACTCGTAAATGATGCTGATAAATTCATGGCATCAAAAAAGGCATTACGAGCTACTCGTAAGCCAAAGGTTAAAACTGCAGATAAGCAAGTTGAAAAACTCAATTACGCAAAAGAGTCAAAGGAGTTTAAGCTTACTTCAATTCATCCAACCTCTATAATTGGTGCAATGCGTTTGTATACCTTTAATGTAAAATACAAAGAGCTAACAGAATATGTATGCCAAAAATCTATTGGGTTTGAAGTAAAGGGTACTACTATTCTAGGCCTTGATGCTGATCTTTCACGTAGCACTAAACTTCGCAAGCCAGATGATTTTATAAAAGCGGTTTTGACAAAATCTGCAAATCAAATTAGAAAAGAATGGTCTGAGCTCACGACTAAAACTAAAGATAAAGTAAATGGTCGCATCAATAAGGATACTATCCTTGTTAGAGTTATGGCTAAATAGAAAGGATGATTATGCAAGAAGAAGTTAAGTTCATGAACAGAGCCAAGTTTGGTAAGTTAATTGAAGAGCAAGTTGTTGATAAAAAATTATCATATATGGAAGCTGTTATTGTGACATGTGACATCACTAATATTGATCCACAAGATGTAAAAAAGTTTATATCAAATGTGATTCGAGAAAAAATTGAAGCTGAAGCAATGAGTCTTAATTTTTTACCAAAGCAAAATGAATTGCTATTTGAATGATACGATGGTGGGATTATGTAGTGATATACATATTTGCAGATATACTTTCGTATATTGTAATTAATCTTTCTAGCAGCCTTATAATCGTGGCGGTGATGTTCTTAAATGCCTATTATTTTTGGGAATGGTATTGCGCTTTAAGGAGTAATCATGAGCAATGAAGAAATAAATAAATTTATTAAAATGTTTAAAGGAGTGCTACCCGATCCAGACAATTATCCAGTAACTTTTGACTACTATTATCAACTATATAAACACACAAAGGAAAACAAGAATGTTTGAACTAATTATGATTACGATGCTCTTTTTGAATGATAATGAAGAGTTTTTTGCTGCTGGTCCAGCAAATGCAGCGGCTGGAAATACATGGCAATATGTCGGAACTCAACCTGTTCCCGAAGGTCATGTTGCAATTCCATCAGTCAATCCTGACACTGGTAAAGAAACTGTTCTTTTTGTTAGAAAATAATATAAATAAAGGTATACTTCATGTCAAAAATGTGGTATAATAATTCAGTTAATACAAAACATAATTCAGCAAATATAAGGAATACAATATGTCTTTTGCAAATCTAAAACGGAACCGCGGCCAAATTGATAAACTCGTGGCAGCAGCAGAATCTGCTGGCGGTGCTAAAAACAAATACACAGACGATCGTATTTGGAAACCTACGGTCGATAAACAGAATAACGGTTATGCTGTTCTTCGTTTCCTCCCAGCTACAGAAGGTTCTGAGTTGCCTTGGGTTCGTTATTGGGATCATGGCTTTAAAGGCCCAACTGGTAAATGGTACATTGAACGATCACTTACATCTATTGGACAAGATGATCCAGTCGGTGAAGTCAATAGCCGTCTTTGGAATAGTGGTGTTGAGTCTGATAAGACAATCGCTCGTAACCAAAAACGTCGTTTGCATTATGTATCAAACGTTCTTATCGTATCTGATCCAGGTAATCCTGCCAACGAAGGTAAGGTATTTCTCTATCAATATGGTAAGAAAATCTTTGATAAACTAATGGATGCTATGCAACCAGAATTTGCAGATGAAGAACCAATCAATCCATTTGATTTTTGGACTGGTGCTAACTTCAAACTAAAAATTCGGGATGTCGAAGGTTATCGCAACTATGATAAATCAGAATTTGCTTCTCAAGAGACGCTTTCTGAAGATGATGCAAAACTTGAAGGTCTTTATAATTCAATGCATGATTTGGCTGAGTATACTGACCCTACTAAATATAAGTCTTATACAGAGCTAAAAACTAAATTGATGAGTGTACTTGGAGAAGCAGCAGTTGCTGGAGCTCCCACAGTAGCCCAAGAGCGTAGCCTTGGAGAAGAAAAAGTAGCGGCACCTATTAAATCGGCTCCTGAACCTGCAATGAGTGCTGTAGCTAGTTCAGATGATGATGACGATATTATGTCGCATTTTGCTAATTTAGTTAACGATTAAATATAACTAGGTAATGCCGGCTTAATTGTCGGCATTACCATCGTCTCAGGCGATTGAGCAGGCCACCGTATTCATCATCAGTTGACGTTGCTGGTGCCGTGACATAATTATAAGTTTGATTATTAACCATAGATTTTAAACCTTCATTTTGAGGTCTCATAGCCTGTTCTGTTATTAATGCTTCAAGCTTATCAGCTATTAGCCCTAATTTATCAGATTGTGCTAGCCTTTCAAGCCGCTCGTCGTCAGCTTTCTTATTTATTAGATGCTTATTCATAGCACTATGTTCATTTGCTAAAAAATTTCCCGTCATCTTATAATTGTGATCCT